TCGTAACGGTCAAGAAGCTGCTAAATTGGATAAGGAATGGGTTAAATCTAAGGAGGAAAGTATTGATAGGGTCGCTTTGAAATATAGAAAAGAGGGAGTTGACGGTGCAGAAGCTTTTGAGAAAGCTAGAGGAGAACAACTTAAAATATTGGAAAGAACTTTATCACAAGAAGAAGCTAGATTGCAACTTTATACTAAACGAAACCAAAAGCAGTGGAGTGAGTATAATAATCGTAGTTTATTGAAACAAGGCCTAGGGCTTCAAAAAACTACTAATCAGATGAAAAAAGACATAGATGAGTCTTTCAAGCTTGTTGAAGAGCAAACTGCATATGTTGCTGGGTTGAAAGAAAAAATGGAGCAAATCAAAGGTATTACCAATGATTATCAAGAGGAAAATATGGGAAGTACATTTAACAAACCTCTCACAGATAAAGAAAAACGTGAACTGGAGAAAGCTGCTAAGGAAAAACAAAAGATTAAAGAAACTTATCAAGAATCTGAACTCGCCCTCATGGATGAAGGCTTAGAAAAGGAACTTGCTAAAATTGGTTTAGCGTACTCAAAGAAGATTGCTGCTGTTAAGGGTTATAGTAAAGAAGAAATTGCTATTCGTCAGAATTTGGCGAAAGAAATGCAGGATAAATTAGATGAATTCTCTATTAAGTATAATTCTGACCGTGAAAAGAAAGATGTTGAGAACGCTCTTGCTGTTGTAAAAAAGGGGTCCCAAGAAGAACTTGATTTGAAATTGCACCAGTTGGAGTTGCAACGTGAAGCAGAAATTGATGCAGCGGAGAAAACAGGTGAAGATGTTTTTCTCATTGACGAAAAATATGCAAAAAAGAAACAAGAACTTAACGAAAGACATGCATCCGATCAGGTGCAGTTAATTGCAGAGAATGCAGCGCATGAGCAGGAAATCCGGGATGCTGCATATGTTATGGATACGCTTGCTCTTAAAAAACAGTTAGCTTCTAAGGAAATAACCCAGCAGGAGTATGCAGAACTTGAATATCAGCTAAAATTAAACTATGCACGTAAAACTGCTGAAGCAGCTATTGATGCTTTGGAGTCCGAACTTGCTACTGCCAATTTGAGTACGGATAAAAGGGAGAAACTAGAGGAGAAACTTGCTAAATTGAAAGCAGACCTTGCCCAAAAAGAAGCAGAAGCGGAGATTGAGGCTATCAATAAGGTTACTAAAGCGGATGAGAAAGCTCAGAAAGAGCGTCAGAAAAACTTGAAAAAGTGGCTTCAAACTGCATCTCAAGCTGTGGGGACCATTGGAAACTTAGTCTCTTCTATTTATGATGGACAGATTCAGAAAATAGAGGAAGAACGGGAAGCCAATGAGGAAAAGTATGATGAGGATATTGAACGAATAGAGAACTTAGCAGAATCGGGGGCCATATCTGAAGAGGAAGCAGAAGCACGTAAACGTGCAGCAAAGGATCAGACTGAAGCCAAGAATAAAGAGCTGGAAAGGCAAAAGCAAGAGATTGCGCATAAGCAAGCTGTTTGGAACAAAGGGGTACAAGTAGCAGAAACGGGAATTGCGACGGCTCGTGGTATTATGGAGGCTTTCCAGTTAGGTCCGATTGCCGGTGCTGTTATGGCTGCTGTTATCGGGGCAATGGGGGCTATGCAAGTAGCAACAATTCTTGCAACTCCTATTCCTTCCTATGCAGACGGTACTAAAGGTAATGATAGGCATCCCGGCGGTACCGCTTTAGTTGGTGATGCCGGTAAACATGAAGTTATCATGTATTCCGGAAAAGCATGGATTACTCCTGATGCTCCAACTTTAGTTGATATTCCTAAAGGTGCACAAGTCTTTCCTGATGTTGATAAGGTAGATATCTCTAATTTTGATATGCCGGATTGGGACTTTCCTACATTTTCACCGACATATTTTGCATCTTCTTCCGGTGACACCATTGTTTTCAATGATTATTCCCGATTAGAAAAAAGGGTTGATAGAACAAATTTTCTTTTGATGAAGAGTCTTAAAATGCAGCGTCAGGATGCTTCTAACCGTGAATTTGAACTGTATAAGTTATCTAAACTGAAATAGTCATGATTGAAAGATTAAATCAGATAACATTGAATGATTTCATTGAGCTTTCATGCGGAAACTATGCTTGTTTGCTTTCGGGTCGCGAATTTGTGTCAGAGAGCACGCTTAAAGAGATAGCATCTAAATTGCTCATTGAATACAGAAGTATTGTTAATCCTTCAAATATGAAGGCTATGGTAATGGACAAAGAGGATATGCTGAAAGAACGTGCCAAACTATTGAGTCTTCGTATTTGTCAGGCTCTTGTTTCTCTTGGCTTTTATGATGATGTTCGTCAGGTATTGGGTCAACTAAATGTAGATACCCGAAATATGAGTGATGAGCAAGTTATATCGAAGCTTGATTATTTACTTCATTCTGCAATTTTTGAGCAAAAACGGAATGAGGAGAGACGCAGTGAGGAACATAAAGGAAGTAAGGCTACTCCTGAACAAATTCGTTCTTCTTTTGATGCAGAGATTGCTTTTCTAATGACATTCTTTAAAATGAGTATTGATTCCCGTGTAATTAATGCTGCTGTCTATGCGAATATCGTTCATCAAGCTGATGTTGAAATATCGATCAGAAAAAGAAGCACATGATAATATTGGTATTACATATATGCTGTAATTCGATTAATTTTTAATTAAAGCGAATTATTTCATACAGTCGTTTGTACATCTCCTTTAGAATCACAAACGACTTTTTTATGAATAAAAAAAACAGCATCCATTGTATAAATAGGCATTTATACAATGTTTTATTGTCAGAATTACGTACATTAGAGACGAAGTGTAATCGGATAACAGCAGAAGTGTCCGAGGTAAAAAAAATGATTGCCTTATTGCCCCCCGATATAGGCACTCTTATTAGTTCAATCGAGCGTTCTGCTAAGGAAATGCACGAACAAAGTATCATGCACCGGAAATATGTGGAAAGGTGCATTAATGGCGAACCGAAGATACACCTAATAAGGAGGGCTGACAATGGACTTTGAAAAGGAATTATCAGAAATATATCCTTGGATATTAAAGGTGGCAAGAAAATTCTGCTGTTCCATGCAAGATGCTGAAGACTTAGCCGGTGATACAGTTTATAAGCTACTTGTGAATCGTGATAAATTTGATTGTTCTAAACCGCTTCAACCGTGGTGCCTTATTATAATGAGGAATACTTATATAATAAGATACAATAGAAATTCCCTTATACATTTTACAGGGCTTGATATGGTAGACGGAAGTGCCATTTCTAACTGTACAGCTCATTCAATACTGTTTGATGATTTGGTTTCCATAATACAACGGTGTGCTAAAAAATCCCGTTGTATTGATAGTGTGATGTATTATGCTAGTGGGTATTCTTATGATGAGATAAGTGAAATCCTGAACATTCCTGTTGGAACTGTAAGAAGTCGTATTTCTTCCGGTCGGAAGTTTCTGCTTCATGAAATTGGATATTGATGATCGATTAAAAGTGTATGGAAATAACTTTTTTCATAAATATAGCAAAATAGTTATATTTTTATTTGGTGGTTTATAGCAAAAACGCTATATTTGTATCGTCTTAAATAAACGGTCTTTTACATTATGAAGTACAATCAGTTTTTTGCGGAACTTACCGCAGCAGGTTGTTACGTTCTTAGGCATGGGGCTAATCATGATATTTGGTACAGCCCCAAGACAGGAAACAAATTTGCCCTGTCAAGGCATGGCAAACAGGAAGTGCCTACCGGAATGGAACGTAAAGCAAGAAAGGTTCTTTTGGGGGAGTAATCCCCCTACCTTTTGCGCTTTATTATCTAAAGGACTGTAAATGTTGAGACAATGGGGTACGGTATATTGCCGTACTCCTATTTTTAAAGCAATGGATATGAAAGTAACTGTAATCATGGAAAAGGCGAGCGATGGGTATTACTCATGCTTTGTCGAGGAAGATTTACCCGGCTTTGGTTTGGCAGGGTATGGAGATACGGCGGAAGCCGCGAAAGAGGATATGATGAAAGCATATGAGGAAATAAAGGAGATGCAGGCAGAAGAAGGCAAGGAAATGCCGGAATTGGAGTTTATCTACAAATATGATATGCAGTCTTTCTTCAACTATTTCTCATTCCTGAATGTTACTAAGGTTGCAGAGTTGGCAGGTATCAATGCTTCATTGATGAGACAATATACTTCCGGTGTGACAGTAGCCGGACAAAAACAATATGATAAGATACGGGTAGCGGTGGAACGTATATCTAAAGAACTTTCCGCAGCCACTTTCTAAAGATAGTGTACCGCTGTGAAGCGAGACCGTTTTAAGACAAAGGCAGGCTCCGTTCCTTTATATATGGGTTCGGAGCTTTTTTATGAAAGTATTAATTTGTAAATTGAGAATGCAGAAAGTCATAATTATTTTATGTTTTATCTATTGCGTTGAAAAATAAATAGTTATGTCTTGCTTTTGCAAAATGCAATTTTCAAGAATTTAGCCAATCGGGAAACCGGTTGGCTTTTTCTATATATTTGCTCGTGAACGTTCAAAACGAGTTAAAATGCTTTGTAAATATGTACTTACAGTTGATAGTATTTCCTATGATATTCCCAAATCTTGTATTCAGAATTGGGATGAAATAAAGTTTTCCCGTAAACGCTCCGGACTTGAAGGAATAACTAGAACCTTTACTTCAAAATTCCAGTTTGTGGGAGAAGCCTATGATCTCATATTGGAGGAGTATTTGAGCAAATACCTGGCTTCTAATGCTAGTATCACTGTTTATACTATAACTAATTCTCATACTTATGAAGAATTCTTCAGTTGCCGACTGGATTTCGGTTCATTGACCTATGATGGAAATGCTGTTTCTATTAATTCGATAGATGATAGTGTCGCTAATATCATAAAGGCTAACAAAGGAACGCAGTACGAATATTCGGTAGATGAGATAAAAGATGTATATCAGCTTTATTATGATTCTGTAAGTATGAATTATAGTCAACCGCATACATTAGGTGGTAATACTGTAGAAAATGATGCTTCTTTGCAATATATTGTAATTGACAAAGGAATATATGTAGAAGCTATAACATATTCGCTTCCCTTATATATTTCTGGTGGTGAACTTCCGTCACGGGATTCACCTCTTGAGTTTTATGATGCACCACAAGAATCGAAAGATGATCCAAATGTATTTGTTAAAGCCTTGTCCGACATTGATATAGTATTGAATTTTAGTTTTGAATACTATATCAGTTATAGTGATGCGTATACAACTAAAGCTGAAATTGTTCTAGGTGGGCGTTACGAAGATGGTCGTTTAGTCGAGTTGAAAAGATGGGGGTATAATAAGGGGGATGTTACTCCAAGTAATCTGAATGAATCCATCAAGATTCATCTGACTAAAGGGCAGGCTTTATTTTTTGATTTGAAGGTAACATTTAACAGAGTTAATGCTTCTACTGGCAATATTTATTTTCGTAATTTCAAATTTGAGACACGCTTTACTTCTCGAGCTAACCCTATCTATGTGGATGCAATAAGACCTATTGATGTGTTAAACCGATTGCTTAAAAGCATGAATGGTGGAAATGAAGGTATCTATGGTGAAATAGCTTCAGGTGTTGATGAAAGGTTAGATAATTGCGTGATATTAGCTGCTGAAAGTATCCGTGGAATCCCCCAAGCTAAGCTATATACTTCTTATACAAAGTTTAAAAACTGGATGGAAACAGTTTTTGGCTTTGTGCCTGTGATCAATGGTGTCACTGTTTTTTTTAAACACCGGGACAAATTGTTTAGTGATAACAATGTAAAGGATTTAAATAGCAGCTTTTCTAGTTTTGAGTATAAGGTTGATTCATCAAGAATATATTCTTTGGTTAGGGTAGGATATGATAAACAGGACTATGAAAGTATGAATGGTCGTGACGAATTCCGATTTACTACTGAATATACTACTGGCATTGATATAACTGATAATGTATTAGAGTTGATTAGCCCTTACCGTGCTGATGTTTATGGAATTGAATTCTTATCGCAAAAGAGAGGCCAAGATACAACGGATAGTGAAAGTGACAATGATGTGTTTTTTGTTTGTGCCAGTACTACATTACATGATAATGGCGGAGTACAAACATATAAAGAGTATAGGCTTATAAGGAGCGGTTGGGAAATAAGTGGTGTACTTGATCCTGAAACGATGTTTAATACCATGTATTGGCAAGGAGGCATATTGCAAGCAAATGCCGGCTATATTGGTATGTTCACTAAAAAACTATCTTATTCTTCTTCTGACGGTAATAGTGATGTTGTTGTCAATGGTATAGGAATGAAAGATGATTTTAACGTTGAAAGTGGTATTATAACTTGTGGAGATGTTTCATTCACAACTTATAATGAAGATATTCCACCAACAGATGATGAAACGATTAAAATCTTAAAAGATGATCTAGTTTACGAGGGCTACATCAAAGAGGTGAGTAGTACAGTTGAGAGAAACGAGGGAGTGAAGTATGATTTATTTGTCCGTTCAATAACAAAAGCCTAGAAATATGATTATAAGCCCGTTTACCCCACTGTTTTTTTCTCCGTCTACCGATAAATTTGGAGCGAAGAGTAAATATGTGCAATTATTCGCACGTACAGACAGGATTTTTGTTGAATTGATTTTGACAGCCAAAGAGCAGGAGCCTATAGTTTACATTAATAATCTTTTAAGTAATATATCTACACCTGTATCATTAAGCTCATGGAAGATGAATGATGATAAG